TATACGTATGCAAATTCAATACAAAAACGACACCGTTCCCAAGATGTTCCCAGTCTTGCTTTGTATTGTGAGAGATAACAATTTAGGAACTACCTTCTACGTATAAATAAGGCCTTTTAATGCACATTTATTAAAATATTTTTCTTCCATAGATACCTGTCCCTGCTAACAGAATTATTTCTTGTTCTGTAAGAAATTACAGAATGTCACTCCCGGAAGAGCCGGTGTAACCAAAGAAACTGTCACCTGTACTGTCACCTAGACAGTCAGATGGAGGAGAAATTGGATGCGCCGGTTTTCTTTATATCTGAGGGGAAAGGTCTTCTACGTGAAATTCTGGAACGAAGAAATCCAGAATTATGATCATGGCATCAGCACTGGGAAACGTTCAAGAAACGAAGCCCTCATGAAAGTCAACGAATGGTTGCGATATGGATTCACCGGCAGAGATGAGGTGAAGACAACCGTTCAGGACAGACTCCACTTCCAAACAATTCTTTATTATCTCTCTACCATGGAACTCGACGAGAAGCAGAAAGACCGTCTTGTCGATGTCCTCGTGGACCAGGGCATCGTTCATGAGAACAGCAACCTGGTTGGCGAAGAGGAAAAAGAATCCAAACTGCTTATCCCCTTCCTCGAGGAGTTCTGGGATTATGAAAACTCCCCGTACGTCAGGGAAAAGCATGCATACGGCCAGAGCATTGGTAAACGTCACTGCTATGAGCAGACGAAAAGACTTTCCCACTGGAAAAAATTCTTTGATTCCGATACCAGGTTGACTGATGTCACCAAAGAGGACCTGAGAAATTTCCAGTTAGCCCTGAAGGACAAAGATCTTGCCCCAAAAACAATCAACATGATCCTTACTGTGGGAACCGTTCCGTTCGGCTGGGCAGCTGAACGAGAAGAAATTGCTGCAAACCCCGCAGAGGGGCTGCGGAAATTCTCCGGAGCTTCAAAGAAACGCGATATTCTCAGCCTCGATGAAATCCAAAAGATATTTTCCATCTCCTGGGATGATGAACGGGCCAGGGTCGGTAATCTTCTGGCAATGACAACCGGACTCCGTGCCGGTGAAGTCATCGCTCTCAGGTATTCTGATATCCAGGGAGACAAACTCATGGTCCGCCACAGCTGGAGCTTCGCAGATGGCCTTAAAGCACCTAAGAACGGGGATGAGAGAGTAGTTCCCCTCATCCCGCAGATAAAGAAGGAACTCCTGAAATTACTGGACACCAGTCCCTACGGCAGCAGGGGATTTATCTTCTATGGGACAAAACCTGACAAACCGATGAATATTGATGTGCTCAGCAAAGGTCTGACAAAGGCCTATATCACCATGAATCTTCCTGCAAGTAAGAAAAACCGCAGCAAGGAGACAGAAGTAATACGAAAAGCTATGGTGGACCGGGGTATCTGTTTCCACTCCTGGAGACACTTCTATGCAACACACCTGGCCGATAAGATCGAACTGAGGACCGTACAGCTTGCAACCGGCCACAAGACCTCGGCCATGGCAGCCCATTATGCTGATCATGCCCAGGGAACACACCTTGAACAGGTATCAAAAGCAGTGAATGATGTCTTTGTAGAAATGATTAAGCCCGTTAAGATGATTATAAGCCATTAGAAACTCGAGAACTTGATAGTCAATTGAATTGTCTTTACCAGACTCAAGAAAATTATTATCTAAAAACAGGAGGGTCAATTATGATTACATTTCTTTATTTTAATGGCTGCCCGAATTCTCAGCAGACACTTCGGAACTTGAAAGCTTTACGAGAGTCTGGTGATTTATTTGAAAATGAGATTGAAGAGATTGAGGTCCCTGATCTTGAAAGTGCAGAAAAGACTCACTTCCAAGGTTCTCCAACAATTCTTTACAATGGAATTGATATCTATTCAAAGAAGAAACCAGAAGGATCTCATTATACATGCCGTGTATACTCTATTAATGGAGAGAGAACGGGAATTTTGTCAAAAGACTTTATTAAGAAAGCAATCTATGAACTACAGCAGCAACAGGATGCAGAACCAGACTCTGCAGGTTTATCAGAGTAGAGCTCGATAAGTGCCATAATATCACTGGAGCAGCATTTGCCGGAAGGGTTTAATTTTTTGCAATTTCCTCCAGTACAAGCCGTTGTTTTTTCTTTTATCTGTGAAAGCGTATTATTCCCTGCTTTTATAGATGCGACAATGCCATCTTTATCAATATTTTGACAATAACAAACAGTTGTACCGCCAGAAGCTTCTTTCCAATTCATTTTCTTTCCCTAAGTATCGAATGTTTTGAAGAGTATCAGTAACTGAGCAAATTTTCAATATTCATTCCTAGTGATATAATCTCACCCTCTCTTCACTGCAGTCTTTCTCTCGTATCTCGGGATAGGAAATCCTCGGTTGATATGATATTGCCTGATGCTTGGTTTGTAGAGGATATTGCTACATGTAGCATGTTTTATACTTAACAGATGTTGACTACTCTATATGTAGAGTGATATAGTGAGGTCGACATTGATGGTACTCCCCAGGTTGGTACCCATATAAGAAGGAGTACCCCTAGATGTTAGATGAAATGATATCCGAAAGAGAGAGTGAGTTGAGCATACCCAGTCTGCAGCCGCTGCTTACCTACAATGAAGCAGCTGATATTCTTGCCGTGAAACCCCAGACACTCAGGCAGTGGGTTTCAACAAAAAGAATTCCCTATGTGAAGATCGGTTCTGCTGTCAGGTTCAGGCCGGATCAGTTGGAAGAGTTTATCCGCTCTTCATCGAGGTGACCGGTATGCGAGAAGAAACACTGTTCACCCTCGCCCATTGGATCAATGAAGAACTTGGAACCCTCGACCACGGCGAGATCCATGTCACCCTGAAAGTTCGAGACGGGAGACTTGCCCTGATCGAAAAGACCAAGATCGTAAAAGAAAAGCCTGAGTAATCTCAGGGATAGCCAGCAGAGAGATCTGCTGGCTTTTACCTTGCTGATTTCAATTTTAAGTGTTATTTTGACTATGTAGAAGGATGATTCCTATAGGCGATCAATTTAGCGTTGATTGTGTTTATTTGAATCTTTCAAACTTGACTATTGGGTCAGAATATCCGATACTATACATGCAGTCAGTGGCGGTAGGATCACCCCACGTAAAAAACTGAAGAATCCAGACAGAATGAGATGGCGGTAGGGTTGCCCCATGGAAAAAACAGAAAAACCCAGACAGAATGGACTGCAGAAGAGCCTCCTTAGTTGGAGGCTTTTTTTGTGAAGGTGGAAATCTGAGTGAAGCTAGTAAAATTAGATAATTCCTTTTACAGAGATAATGCCCATCTCAAAGAAGCATTGGATAACTATGAAGGCAATTGGACTTCCGGTAAAGTTCGTGGATATGGAATTGTCGTTATTAAAATCAATAGCTTAACCTTTGCAATTCCACTACGCTCAAATATTAGACACAAGGCTTCATATATTGTTAAAAGAAGTACCGGACAAGGGGACTTTGGGAAAGGCTTGGATTACTCTAAAGCTTTATTAATCACAAATAAATCTTACATACTCTCAAATGAAACTTTTATGATTCCTCCTGATGAACATAAACGACTCTCGAATAAGGAGTCACATATACGAAATAGTTTTGAGAAATATGTATATAAGTATATTACTGCTGTAAAGAAGAATGATCAAAATATCTTACGCAGCAATTTATACAGATATTCTACACTCCAAAACTACCATAGAGAGCTGGGGTGTTGAACATAAGCCATTACCATAAATGCTATCAATGATTCTTCGTCACCCCCTGTTTCTTCTCATAGGTCCTCATACCAGCGAGCCCCAGCATCCCGGTCATGATCGGAATCATCAGTGACAGATCTATGACGGGGAATTCGAATATCTTCCCGGATGCTGAGAGTATGGCTATAGCCCAGGGTCTAAGGATGTAGTTGTTTGCCAGCGACAATCCGCACACCCACCCTATGAATGGTCTCCAACCAGCAACAAACGTTGACTGATGCTGGGCTTCGGCCAGATTGATCTCAAGCTGGGTATGCTTCTGCAGATTCTCAGCCTCCAACGCAATTCTTTCGAGCTCTGCCCTCTTTTCCAGAGGGAGCTCACCGGTTATTGCGGATCTGATTCCAGTTGCCAAATTGGTAATCCCGGAACTCATAGAAGTTATAACAGTGCCTGCTGCATCCGCAGTCTCTTTTGCTCCAAATAGTTTCCCTAACCACCCCATATTTCCCCCTATCCCAGGATCTTTTCGAAAATGATGATCAATGTAGATACTGATCCGATACCGGCAGCGGTTACCTTGATAATCGTTGCACTCCAATGCCGTTTTTCTTTTTCAAGGATTCTCTGCTTTGAGATTCTTCTCATGGTCGGACAGGATTCCTCCCGTGTAAGCAGGTATGAGTTGAACTCACTTCTCATCTGTTTGATATCATGAGCCGATGTCTCCACAGCCTTTGCATACCCGTTATCGACGAGAAGAGTATTGAGTCTATCCACCTGGTGGCTCATGGTCTTGAGCATTGGTTCCATGGTATCAAGACGATGCTGATTGCTTTTCACGTTCTCATACATCGCCTGAGTTACCTGTTTGTAGTTCACGTCATCTATCACTATGTCCATTATTACCCCTCCAGCACGTCACGCGAGTTAACAAACCTGGGTTCTTCAGCTTTAAGGACTGCATATACAGCCTGAAAAACAGCTTCCATATCTGCGATATCAATTCCCACGAACTCATTTTTGACGTTACCCACAGCATCCTTCATATAGATGCTGTAATACTCCCGGAATATGGGGACCGGTTCAGAGATGGTCTGTGGAGGTGGGATAAACTCATCCCGGCTGAGCTGCTGCAGATCAACTCCGGATAATAACTCTGTGGTGTAGAACACATCCTGCAAGGCTGAGACCTCTGCAATCTGCTGTTCTTTCATCACTTTTCCACTCTCTTCATTCACATACCCAACTACGGTGAATTTGATGAACCCGTATCTCGGGAAAACCTGCAGGGTCTCGATACGCACATACGCATCGGTTACCGCTGACATCGTGAAATTGTGCTCTTTTGCTAAATCGACTAAAAGACCCATGTATACCTCCTATGTATAGTCATCTTTGTTATCGGTCGCCAAAATATTATGGGCCGTGGTCATGGCCGTGGTGGTGTTCCATGTGGGAGCAACATCACTTGTCCCGCACCCGAAATTCGAACAGTTGCGCACATACCGTCCGGTCCCCACTCCATTGACCTGGGCGGACCTTACATATAGTGTCCCGCGTACGTATGCCTTATTATCTCCCTCATCGGCATACCACCTTGCCCTCCAGCGGATATAATGACGGTGAGCCGCATCACAATGAAGGGTCTGCCAGTAATTTGAATTACTGGACCAGCTGAGGGTAAGACCTGACTGCACCCAGGAAGCAGAGTTTGAAATTTTGTAATACAGGTAGAGATTGAAGGCATCATTCACCCAGAAGTTGCTTCTCCCGTATCCGTTTGCATACGCACTCTGCCCTCTGCCGTATCGGTATGCGGTTGTTATGAGTGTCTCGCCAAAGCCAGAAGAGCCTGTTTTAGCAAAAGCACTATCGGTGACCATGACTTCACCGGCCATTACTGAACCACCTTCACAATGTACCGACCATTCACCTGGACTTCATTCCATACTTTTTGGGGCGGCAACAAGTAGTAGGTTGCAACCACTGGTCTTCTCATCCACCATGTCTTTCTTGTCAGAATTCCATCATGTCGGTAAGTGAGTTTCGTGTTTACCGGGTATGGTCTGTCAACAAAGACGAGGACGAACCCGGCCACTGCCCTGGGCATCTTGCTGCTTCCCTCTTTACCGGCAAAGAAGCTGGCAGTATCAGATGGGACTCCGTAATAGATCCCATCAACCACATGAGCATACCCATACTTCCAGCCCGGTGGTGTTTCGATAAAATCAGCATAATCATTGCCGACAGCACCCCGAACATAATTGCCCCAGACCTGGGCAAACGGCCAGCCTGAAGTACCTAAGTTGCCGCTTCCTCCACTCTGGTAGGGGATGATTCCATCCTGTGGTGTGCGGATGTAGTTTGCATCACTGCCATCGGCATGGACGAGTCCCGGGTAGCCGTCCTGCGTTTTTTCTGCAAGCACCCCATTGCCATACAGCAGAAACTGCCCGTTGATAGCTTTCAGGTATTCAACCCCGGCAGAGTTCTTTATGGATAACCCGAAAAGATTTCCCTGGGAAAAACTCCAGTACTCCCCCACCGTGTGACCGGTAGGACTGCCGAAGGAGATGCTCAGGCCCCCGTAGCCGAGTGAGTATGACTGACCTGATACAATCTCCTGCTGCACACTCCAGGTTCCACTGTTCACCCTCCACTTGAATGCATCCTGGTAGTAGGTGAATGTGTCATAGGGGATCTCTTTGACATACCGAATCGGTCTGGTGTAGGTTCCGTCTGCTTCTGCTGACCAGTGCCCTGCAGAATCCCTGGATGAACCCGTATCCACGTATTCGCTGTAGTGATCGAATATATAGGCTTCAATGGTCGTAGCATCCGGCATTCCTGATTCGGCATAGAGACTTGATGAAAAGTAGACAATGCGCCACATGCCTGTGGCATAGTAATGAGCTGGTCCCCATACCCCGATATTCTGTTTCCAGAGCCGGTTCCACATGAGATCAAGCTCCTTGGCCGTTGGGATCACCCAGTCGCTCTTTCCTCCTGCAGTGAGCGTATCTACTGCCTGGATGGCAGCAGTGGAACCGAGAAAGGATTTAAGGGCTGTAAAGTTCGTCTCGGCATCCCCGATCTCCCGTGAGTAGGTAGGAGTCGTCGGGGGACTTGAGAATGTTGATAACGGCAGCTTCATATCAGGAGGGTTGGTACCGTACCAGTTATCCGGCGCAGTCTCTATGTATCGCCACCCGTCAGTCCAGTTTCCCTTATCATAGAAGATGTATCCCCCACCGGGTCCAATGTCTCCGATCTGGTAGACATGCTCAACCTGATAGGTATGCTGTATGTTTGTTTGAGTGATCTGCACTTCAATCAAATCAACAGAGACGTCCCCTTCAGTAGGAGTGAGCAGGTCATTCTGCGTACCTCCCGAATGCAGGATCTCTCCAACACCCACGCTTTCTCGCGCTGCAAACCGGGCTCCGGTATCAGCACCCTCCCCGGATCGGAAGGTCCCGGTAAACTCCCCGTCTTTTGCCTTGATAATCCCGTTACCCAGGTAAAACCCCTTACCGTCAGTTGGTGCTTCCCCATTCGAGCTGTAGCCGGAATAGACTGCTCCATCGGATGTGACCTGGATCTTTGTCGCAATGAGATGAGCATAAAACGGAGTCCATTCGTACTGGGTAGGACTGGTGATATCAGGAGTGGGAACTGTTTTGTTGTAGGCATGACCGATATGGGTATGCAACCCTTCAGTGTAGGTGGTGCTGATATGTGAGCCGTAGATATCACTTGCGAAAGCTACCCAGGTAAACAGACTCTGCCCATCTTCTCCACGTGAACCTGTAGGGCCGGCGGGACCTTCCGGTCCCTGAGGACCGGTTGGACCGGGTTCTCCGTCGAGTACTTCAAAGATGGTGATCTGGTTACGGGTAATAATGCTCATAATCTCCTAGCTCACACTGCAGGTGATCGTTGATTTCACATCCACATCCGAGGTCCCGACTGAGATCGTCTTTCCGGTCTTCGAGGATGAGGCATCGGCAAAGGTCCGCGCAGTACCGTTTTTGTCGGTGATCGACCAGGTATAGGTGTATCCTGATCCGGCAGCATCGATCTCCTCTCCGTTTCGAAAGAGTTTTGCGCTCAGGTCAGTGGTTCCAACCCCGTTCTTGAACACGGTCCCGGCCGTTGACTCGATGACAACCTGGATGGGATCAGTCATGTCAGTGTAGGCAATCACATCAAAGAATGAATCACCATGTGTGGGAGAGGCACTGTCGTTATCGGTGATCTTCACCTTGAACTGCTGCAGTCCCGCCACCATCGATGGGGTGACAGTCAGCGTGCTGGAAGTCTCTCCAGTCAACAGATCCCAGTCGGCTCCCGCCCCTTCATCGGCGTTTCCCGGAGCATACCTGAACCACTGATAGCTCAGCAGCGTGGTATCGAGGGTTGCTCCCCGGTAGAGATCTGCTTTAGCTGAAAGAGAATTCGGCGCAGAGTTCTTGAACACAATCCCGCCCGGAGCATGGACAGCGGCAACGGCAATATTATTTCCGTCAATGACCTTCGAGAGGTTGATGCTCATCTTGTAGGTGAGATCCAGTCCCGTGGCATTGTCGTGATAGATGATCGTACACAGGTACTCGACCGCAGAAATACTCCCGGTAAGTTTATTACTACTCACAGTAAGTATGTGGTTTTTAGCTCCTGATACTGCCTCTCCTGTACTCAAGGCAGCAAAGGCACTCTGGTCTGATGGTTTACGCTCCCAGGATACCGACACCACTGCAGAGTCGGTGATCTTGTCAGTCCCGCTTCCCAGGATGAACAAGCTGGGAGTGAGTACCAGGGATGTCGCTCCCCAGTCTGGAGTGAAGGTCCCGGAATCCGCTGAATACCTTTGCGTCTTCGGTAGGTTTGATGTGATAAAACCGGTGAGGGTCAGCGCATCGTTGTAATCCATAATCGTTATCTGTCCAACTGAAACTGCCATAGTTCTTTTCTCCTTTTATATGAGCTCACAGAAGAATGTGGCTCTTTTGACTACATCTTCATCGGTTATTTGTATGCTCTTTACTCCAGCTGAATAGTAAGCTGAGTTCCACACATCATCTGCAGTACTGTCATCTGATTTTCTGGTCCACCGAAACCTGGTGGGCTCATACTGTTCAGTGATCTCCTCCCCTCCCTGGTAGACCCGGGCTTCCAAAACCGTGTCGGTTAAAGCCGGCCGGAAGATGTTGCCGTTCGTTGATACCACCACCAGGACAACAGCATCATCACCGGGCTCACCCTTTTCTCCTTTACCGCTCTTTGCTGCCTGGTAGGCAGTAGTAATGGCCTGAAGATCACCGAAGGAGGAGAGAGCCCGGGCTTTATATCTGAATCTGGATATCCCGTCGGTCCAGGAGCATTCGGTTATGAGGGCAGTCGTATCGACAGCCGGGTCATCCTGCTTGATCCTCACAACATCCCCTACCCCATACTGCCTGCTCCGCAGGCTGAAGGTATACTGTACGTTCCCGAACTGCTGGTTTCGATAGAGCCCGTTCGCCAGCCGCTGGGCTGCAGTTTGGGAGAAAACATACTCAGTACTCACCTCTCTGGGTTCTACTGCCCCTGCCGGAAGCACAGTCTCCCGTACAGACGATCTGAACAGAGCTCTGCCGTAGATCTCCATGACATACAGCTTCTTTGCCTCCTCTGTGAAATTATGGAGGAGTATCCTGCTCTTATGCCTGTCAAAGGATTGAATCTGGACCGCTATTCCCAGGTCAGCCAGGACACCGAGATGATGATTCTCGGTTGTTACCAGGGTAATATCATCATTTTTCACCCTGGATTTTCTTCCCTGGTAGGCAATATCCAGCCATTCGCTCTGGTACCGCTGGAATGTCTCGATCACATCCCCGTCTTCGGGGTAATACCGGTCAGGGAGTATGGTGATACCGGAAGATGCCTCATCTGATCCTACCGGCAGATTTGCCGTATAGAGCCTGACATTCTCCAGCTTTTCAAGACCTGCCCAGCTCACCTTGATCCCGTCATAAGAATCATCCTGCTTCTCGGTTTTGAAGGTATCAACCACAGAGATCTGGTCATGAATTTCGCCAATGGGAGATGGAGCATCGATGTTCCACCGGTAGAGATAGAACGATCCATCTGCAGTAAGGCTGAAGACATATCCATGGTCCCGAAGGAGTGAATCAAGGAGTTCCCGATAGGTGTACTTCTCCGCTCCAACACTGATCATCTGGACTGTTTCTGCAGCAACTACCCCGTCATTGCTAATATCACTGGGAGCATATCCCGCAGCAAGCAGGATTGCCTCATACGCTTCCCTGATGGTAACCTCAGGATCATTGATTGAACCCGGCATCTGGAAATCTTCATGCACAGGGACATCCAGCTTCCAGGAATCATCACGGATCTCAATGCTCAGGGATTCAACTCTTCTAGACTTTCTCACATCGAGAGAGGGAGCAATATATCCGGAGAAAAGCGGCTGCGAAGACTCATCAAAGATCCTGCACAGGATCTTCGCATGCGGAGCTGTCGCCATGATCCTGGCAGAGAGCAGCTGATCATATTTCACATTGACCGAACAGGTATCCACCACACTCTCGAATTCATCGTTATAGAGTCTTCTGCTGACCGTACAGCTGTTGGCTTGTACCAGATGGGTGACATTGACCGGGTCCGGGATATCGGGAAAGTAGAGCAGCATCTCAATCATGCCGATACCCTCCCGAGCTTCTTCAGTCTTTTCCCGGCAGCGTCCAACCTCGCATACAGATCATCCACCCCGTATACATCACCGGAGATATGGATGTGGACATCAGATGCGCCGGTATTCTGAGGACCGTGAACATTGCTGCTGGTTATCGGGGAGATCTGGACTCGCTCCTTACCCCCCGGGTTATCCCCGACTGCCATAAGCATCGGCCCCGAAGTGATAAAGTCTGCTCCCCTCGCAGCTCCCGGGACGGTGATCCCGTAGGCAGAGGCCAGATTCATGATCTCTGATTCTGAGAGTCCGTCAAAGCCTGAGATGGCAGCAAGCAGTTTCTCATACTTGCCTATCTCTTCTTCCAGATTCTCATCGGCTTTCGTCCAGAATTTTGTCCAACCTGAGAGTCCATCAAGCTGTCCCCTAAGATCCTCAATGGTTCCCTGCACACCTTCAATGAGCTGTGACTGCCGATCATAGGAGACTTCCCCTTCCCTGTAGGAGTCATTGGCTGCCATAGCCTGATTGAAATACTCTTCCCCGGAGATCTCACCATGCTCCCAGCGGTCTCTCAAAATTTCCATTTCAAGATCATGCTGGCTTGAAAGCAGCTCCATCTGTTCGTTGATTGAATCAATTCTCTGTGCTGATAACTCAGCCTCCAGATCAAGAACATCAGTAAACAGCTCTGTTATTGCCTCATGCTGCTCATCAATGAGATTCCTTGCATCCTTCGCTGCAGATATCGTATCGAAGATAGCCTTATTGAGCCCTTTTATTGCTCCTTCTCCCAGAGCAATGAGCGGAGCGAACTGAGGGAATGCTGCCATCGCCGCATCGGCCGCCCCTCCGATTACTGAATCTATGGCAGACTCCGCTGATGCTGCCATATCAAATTCACCGGAGGCGAGACTGCCGACTGCATCTTCTACGAATCCGCTTAATGCGGAGCTCATTGAATCGGCAAGGAGGTCCCAGGCAGTTCGTGTCTGATCTGCCTCTTCTCCCAGATTCTGCAGAGCCAGTTCAATCTGGTAGAGTTCCCACCGGGTGTACTCTCCGGTCTCTGAGAGCTGGGCAAGCTTCTCTTCCAAAACTTGAGTTTTACTCTCAGTCTCGGAAAGTTCAATGCCCATTTGGGCATACTGCTGCCTCAAATTGAATGCCGCTTCATCCACTGAAGAGAGCACGTCGGCTATACTCTGTGTCTTCTCACCAGCTTCAAGGAACTCCCCGTACTGCGCGATGAATCCCTCAAGGAAGGTAGTGTCAGCTCCCATTTCAGCCAGCGCCTCAAAGGTCTTCTGCACTGCCAGCTGCTTCCGGGCAAACGTGTCAAACTCACCGCCTGCCCGGGAATACGCTGCAGAAATCTGATCAATGGATTCAATCTGCCCGGATAGATCTTCTGAGAGCTCAGAAAAAGAAATGTCCGGGACAGGCAGAATCTCTTCACTCACATCTGCCAGTAATCCCCTGTATGCGGCAATAAACGCATCCAGATCATCCGTATTGAGATCTCCTGTCTTGACGATGCTATCAAGGAGTTTTCTTGCAGCCTGCTGTTTCCGTCCGAAGATATCAAATTCAATTCCAGCCTTTGCATAAGCCCCGGCCAGATCGTCAATCGAGCTGATCTGTTCATCCAATTCTTCCCGATACGAAGTAAATGCCTCACTGCTGGTAATAACCGGACCGGGTTTTGTACCCTCAGGGAGTTCCAGAAATTCCCGATACGCGGCAATAAACTCATCGATGGCCGAGGTATCAGCACCTGCCGAAGCAACTGCCTCAAAGGTTTTGAGTACAAGTGACTGTTTTCTACTCAATCCGTCAAATTCACGGCCTACCTGCTGGTAGGCCGCCTGGATCTGATCGACAGTTGAGAGCTGGGCATCCAGCTCTCTTGTTGCCTCATCAACATTGAAAACCGGAGTTATTTCAGGAGGTGATTCGACATCTGAGAGCAGGTCCTGATACGCTGCAATGAACTGATCGAGATGCTCAGTGTTGATGACCCCGCCTGATACCAGATCAGTCAAAGCCTTACGGGCAGCTGTCTGCTTCCGGGCAAATCCGTCAAACTCTATCCCGGCTTTCGCGTGTGCCTGGGAAAGCCTGTCGATTGCAGCGACCTGGGTATTGACCGCAGATGAGACTTTTTCCAGCTCTTCTGCACTTGCCTGGTATTGGGCTATACGACTGTCTTGAGAATCCGATGGAGATGAGGAGTTCTCCCGGTCTGAGAGCTGGTCTTTGAGCTGCTGCAGTTTGAGCTCTTCTTCCCTGATCTCAGTGAGGATCTCATCGACAACCGTGTCCCCTCCGACTGCTGTCCGCAGCCAGTCTGCCCCCTCGTAGAACCATTTTTTAGCCAGGGTATCTGGGTTGGCAAACTTCTCAAGCTGCTTATAGAGATCATCAACTTCCTGCTGCTGTCTGGCAATGGCCGCCGAAATATCAGCAGTAGGGTCCCCGGAGAGAGCTGCATCATAGTTCTTCTTTGCAAGGGTTGCATCATTCCAGGCTTCAATCTGCTCGGCAATTTTGAGTTTTATCGGGGTGAAAAAGTTGGTCGTCGCCTCTCCGACAATCTCCTTTCTCTCCTTCCAGGCCTGGTCATAGCGCCTGGCAACATCAAGAGCCAGCACGGTCTCACTGGTAACGTTAGTAAGAGCATTCTTACTCTGATTATAGGCGATCTCGAGTCGAGCCTGAGCTTGAGCCTGCAGGAGAGCTTCACCTGTGAGCCCGGTAAGTCCCTGCTCCAGCAGCCGGGCTTGAACTGCGGAGTCCCTGACAATGACTCCCCATTTTTTCATCGACTCACCTTCCCCGCTCATAAGCTTGGTGAGATCCGATGTTGCCGAGGCAGCATCCCCGATATTCGGGTTCATCTTCGCAAGCGCCGCCCCAAGGTAGGTAGCTTTCTCGCTGAGTTCCAGGGCCTCCTGCCCTGCAAGGCCGAAACCGGTCAGGAGATCCCCGGTCTCAGCCAAGATTCCCATCATGGTGCTGTCAGCATAGTTAAATGCATCGGCCAGCTGCTTTGCCCGTTCGGCAGCCAGATCCGTGATTCCCTCAAAGGTGATGGCAAATTTCTGAGCCCGGGCTTCAGCTTCCTGGAAAGCCTCTCCCGACTGGGAGATCACCCGGGTAGCAGAGCCGATCACCGCAGCAACACCGACAAACGGAAGAGCTGTTCTGATAAAAGCAGCGGTTGCGGCTGTGGCTGATTTGACTGAGGCTGAATAGGATGCATTGGCTGAGGTGGCCTGTCTCAGTGATGCAGCATTGGCATCATATCGCTTCTTCAGCCTGCCGACTGCAGCATCAAGCGGGTCCATACCCTTGCGAATGAGCCGTTCGATCTCCCGGCGCAGCATCTGCTGCTCTTTTTCAAGGGCTGCCGTCTCACCGCCGAAATACCGGGCAGCTTTGGCATTGCGCGAAAGCCTGTCTTCAAACTTCTCCAGATGCCGCGCACTTGCTGCCTGATCAAGATTCGATACAGAGGAGGCTGCTTTGGTTGCTTCAGCTTGAAACCGCTTCAGATTAACTTCGGCTTTTTTGCTGTCAGCATCTATGACTAACTGTATCTTCGCTCCGCTCGGCATACCGGCAGCTTCTCCTTTTCTCTTTCTCTCTCCCACCTCTGCAGCGAGGCAAGTTCAGCTTCAAACTGTTTGATCCATCGGATCACTACCGGCCGCTCATCCAATGTTCCCCTTCCGTGAGGAAGGACATTGAGAACATGATAGTCATGCCAGATGGCATACAGACTGGTAAACAGCGGACTCTTCAGCCTGGCAATACGCTCTCCCTCCACATATCCCTCTGGCTCAGGTACGGGAATCCTGGGGGGATCGCGGTCCTTATCCCATGATCTAGCGAACCAGCCCAGATAGGAGAGCTGGAACGCCAGTATCAGTTTTTTTCATCTTCCTCATCAGGCTCTTCATAGAAGAGATGGAAGATAATCTCCTTGAGCAGTTCAGCGGCTTTCCGGCTTTTCGCTGCAAGAAGTTTTTCTGCCGTGTCGATCTTCTCGCCCCTGATACTGAACCCGGAAATCCCGTGGATCTTCTTAGCTATCCGGGGATAGTCATACATTTTTCGGTAGATCCCGCCATCGTTGAGGGTGTACTCCATCTCGGCCATCTCTCTTGCACTCAGGTGATCGAGCTCGATGACAATCTTCTCATCTGCCGGTAACTGCTCATTTCCCCAGAGCCTCGGGATAAACCGCTCATGAAGCGCTGCACTAATCTCCACGTTTCACCTCCTGAACTCGCTTCGGCCTGATGAACTTACCGGTTTCCCCGGCTTTCGTTTTTATCGTGATCGTGGTAACCACTTCATCTCCGAGATACCGGGTCTCCCGGTGAACCACATTCGAGATCTCTTCTCCGGTCTCACTGTGAATGGAGAATTCCCCTGGTTTTATTCGTTTGATTCTCAGCTCCATCTACTCCCCCTTATGCTACGGTCTTGAGATAGGTATCCCGGTAGTTCAGCTGCAGCTGCAGGGAAAAATCCTGGTTACCTTTAAGCGGCTTGTTCAGCGTAAGGGAGGTGATAAGACCACTGAAAAGAGTCCACTCCTCTGTTTCACCGCTCACAACTGACTCATAGGAACAGACACCAAAGATGATCTCATCCCCTTTCGGTTCGCTCACCGTGATCGAGCCTGCCCCGTCATCAACACTCACATAGCCGGTCCTGTTCTTCAGTTCTTTCTGCAGATCATCTCCGATTCGGTTGTATCCGCTGAGCGAGTAGGTACTGTTCGGGTAGCCCTCATCCTGGAAGTGGGCTATTGCATCCGACTGGACGGTATCCTCCACCACTCCTCTGCTTGCAGAGACCTCTCCGTCTGTTGCCCACTCAATGGCTGCGATCTCCAGGGGAATCACGATATCTCCCTCTGCAGGAGTCACCAGGTTTTCAGCTGAATGAAACATCGCTCCGGCAGCTTTTCCAGCCGGCAGTGTGCTCGCTGCTGCACTCTTAGCAGCAATCAGATACCAGCCTGCAGGAAGGGACGCCAGACCGTCTCCGACGATCTGCTCTCCGGGTTTGAAATAATAGTGTTTGCCGTCTTTTCCGGCCGGTCTTTCTTTCGACATCTTCTCTTTCTCCTCTTTATTCTCTAAACAGTCTGTTCATGCGAACCTGCAGCTGCACCATGACAGCTGCATGTACCTGAGCCCCGCTCGGCCATTTCTCTTCACCTGTTACCGAAGTCTCGATAAAGGCTGAACCGAAGGTTCCACCGGCATCAAGACTTGAAATCAGACAGTCCTGATACTCATCCATCAAGGCATCACTGCCCGAAGGCAGTCTTATCTCGATACTCACCTCTCCGATTCTCTGATCCTCATCAATCGAAGATCCCCACATCGAGACAGTTCCCACGCACGTGTACTCTCCCCGGTTATCATCGACCCGGTAGATCCCCCATGCCTGGACCGGAGGCAATCCCGCATCGACGAGCCTTTCATTCAGATCATGCTTTAGATGCTCTGCAATGCTCTCCAGTCGCTCGGTTGTCCTCATGAGCCCAGCTCCTGCAGGACGACCTTCTCAAATTCACGAGCCCAGTTGGCAACATACGGCTGCGCTGCCTTCGGGAGTTTTCTCGTCACGACCCACTTACCCCGCTCCTTCTTCCCGGAGCGAAGCATTCTTCCCCGCTCGAAGAGATTCATCGGAATCGAGGTGAGCCGGGCTTTCTCCCCCCGATTTGCTATCCGGTAATTCACCATGCTTCTACCCAGGGAATCCCGGCTTGTCTTCAACATGATCTCCTGGCCGGAGAGAAACTGGCTCTTCATCAGGTCCTTGAGCTTGTCAGCGGTAAATCCCAGATACCTGCTGCGCATCTCGGGAAACCGCTCAACTACCCGCTCCAAGGCATCAAGATCAACGAAGGCATGGGCTGAAAATCTCATACGTGTAATTCCAAAGTAGTCACACCATCCAGACCAGGCTCGCGAATATTCACCACCTGATACCTTTTCCCCAGGATCTTCAGCTGCATGCCGACCCTGATTCGAATCGGCATCTTCTCCTCATACACCCGCAGGGCTGCATACCGGGATGGGATCGGGATCTGTCCTTCGGTCTCAATCTCCGTGTAAGAGAGCTCAAAGAGACCTGATGCAGCATGTTCGCCTTCCCCATCAACGATGAGAAACGGAAGGGATGCCTCACTGCTGCCGGTAAGAGCAGCAGCATCAGTTTTTACCTGATCCCAGAATTCCATCCCCACGCTCAGACCACCTTTACTACGCTGTAGGAGTCGATATCGATCGGCACCATCAGCGGACAGCTGCGGAGCCTGGTGATCACCTGGTCGGGGTTCGTCATCTTCAGCTGATCGAGCATGTATTCTGCCTGCACCATATCCATGTACTCAGCATCAAAGAACCCGGTGAAGTACTGATCGTACCGGGTCTCTTTCGATCCAACCCAGATCCATCCGTCTGGGGCATACCGCTTGGTCTCGTTACCGTCGAAGTACCGGCCGCCGTAGACCCAGATCTCGACGGTTGCCTCGGTGAGTTCCAGAGCTCCCTTCAGAGATGCCTGCATGGCTGGATTGTAGTTCGGTGCATTGAGGTTCCCGAAACTGATCCACCTCGAAGAGGAGGGAGAGCCCATCATGGCCATGACCTTCTTGTTGTTCCTGAAGGTCTGCCAGGCTGAGATACTCATGATCACCATATTCGTCGGTGTCCCGGACTCCTCCTCATTCAGGGCTATGATCTCATCAAGGTCCTTGAACGGATCTGAGGTGTCAGCACTCCACTTGGTGGCAAGCTCCTTCTTGTGGGTATCCTTCAGACCGAAATCAAATACCTTATCCCCGGCTGTGATGCTGCCGGTAAACAGAGCCGAGGCACACTGATACTCAACAGTCCGCACCCACCGGTTCTTGAGCTCTCTCGAGTTTCGGATCAGCTCATCAACCCCGGTCTTCACCCCATGGGTCCCGAACGGGGTAACCCCTGCAGGACGCTTTGATGCATGCGTATAGTTGAAAGCAACCGACTCATTGATAAACGGGGGCTGGTATTCATCCGTTGCATACCCGGCCTTTGAGATGATCTTCGCCGGTTCCTGGTGCTCGGTGTACCCCGCCATATAACGGGACTTATTGATCTTGTCCACCATGACTTTCACATCAGCGGTCACGATCTTCTGACTCTGCGAATTTCCCCACAGGGTCGAGTAGAGGAACGTCGGGGCTCCCAGACTCTGCTCATAGGCCCGGGCCATCTGCTCCCGGGTAAAAATATCAACTTTCATTAGTAGTTTCCTCCTACAGTCTCGATCTGGATCATGCTCTTAGCTCTCATCTGGTCCCGGTAATCTGCCGGGCTCTCCCCGTCTGCAACGATCAGCAGAGCCGCATCAAACTCACCGCTCTCCCAGCCTTTGCTCGGAACATCGGCTGCTGTTGCATCGACATCGAGCATCAGAACCTGTTCTGCAGTCCCGGTACCGTCTGCTGCATCAGCTGCCACCATCCTGTACTTCCCGGTTCCGTTCACCGCAATGGTGAAAAAGTCTCCGGCAATAAATGCTGCAGCTCCAGCGGTGATCGTGAGATTCAGTTCCCGGGAAGAAAACGGCTGATCAGCAACTGCAAAGCCGCAGGCTTCCCCCTCCGGGGAGATGATGTTGAAACCTGATCCATTGCAGATCACCTGGTAGATTCCCTTCTTCACCAGGGGACCGACTGAGATTCCTCCCACAGTCCCGTCCCCGGTATTCCCGGCATCAGCTGCAGCTTCTGCCGCACTCTTGATCTCTGAGAGTACAGTCCCTTTGAGCAGGTTCTGACCCGCAGCGATGATATTCGCTTTCGCTGTTACCCAGCCTCCAAGCAGTACATTCCGTACTTCGCTCACATTCGTATCCATGTAGTTATGCCCCCTTACCCGTCATGCGATCGAGCTCAGCATCTATGCTCTCCCGATCAATTCCGAAGATGTTCTTCTCATGCTTAGTCACCACGACATCCCCGGCCGGTTCCTGCTTCAGGTCATCCAGGACTTGTGCATCCTCTTCTCTGTGTGATTTCATCTCATCCAGCTTCCTCTGGAGATATGCGTTGACCTTCATGGCGGTCTTCTCGATACTCCACCCGGCTTCAATTGCCTCATTGGTGAGCTCTTCTGTCCCGCCGAGAGCCAGGATACCCTTGATCCGCTCACGCTCTGCCTCAGCACCTGCATGCTGCTTTGCATGCTCATCTGCAGTCGGCTTGGCAGGTACCACTGCCTCATCTTCAATCTGCTCTTCTGTTTTCATACTCCCTCCAATTTCAATCCGTTCATTTGTCTCTGTCCCTGCGATATCTGTACTGTTGATAACCTCATCAATAAGACCCAAACTATGAGCCTGCTCTGCCAGAAAGACTTTCCCCTTCCCGTAAGACTCCCCGACTGTCTTTGTTGAAACACCCCGCCCTTCGGCTACATCAGCTTCAAACAAGTCTGCTATCTCGGATACCAGCTTCTGGTACTCACTTCTTCCCTCATCACTCTCAGGATCAGGAGCCTTATACTCAGAGGAGCGGTAGATCACCTCCTCAAACCCGGAATCCTTCACCTTCCTGAAACTGATGAACGCTCCGATGGACCCGATCATGGATGTCTTCGATGCAGAGATCCGATTCGCCTGGGAAGCCAGCCAATAGGCCCCGGAGGTGCAGTGACCGGAGATATGGGCATGGACCGGTTTCGGGCATTCCCTGATTATCTGGGCAAACTCACTTAATCCCGACACCTCTCCACCGGGTGAATCGACGTAGAGCATGATCTGCGACACTGATGCATCGGCTGCCGCCTGCTGAAACACATGCTGCAGATATCCTGTCGGCAGTCCTCCAAGCAGCCAGGTCTCGAACGTCCACTGCCGGCTTAAAACTCCCTGGATCTTGATATACGCTGTGGTTCCTTCCACCCAGTAGGGAGATTCCATCTCCTCGAACGCAGTCTCCAGGTCTTTGCGGTCCTGAACAGAAAAACTCATGTCCTGCACCGCGCTCAGATCACTGCTGTATGCTGTATCGATTGCCCACAGTCCCCTCATGCTTCCACCTCGCTTGTTTCCCCCATCTCTTCAGATAGAAGCCCCCGGGATCTCATCTCCTCCATCTCGTCATGCAGATCATCAAGCACCTCATCGAGATCGTAGCCGAGCGCTGCCGATTCCTTCTTGCGTGAGGAGAGCTTCCCGTTGATCCGGTCGACGGCAGCCTTCACTTCCACTGCCGGGTTGATCTGTCCCGGTGCGATCCCGACCCAGGAGGCATGGCAATAGGCGCGTCTGGTTGCTACATCATCAAAGAACCCGGGACAGCTGATCCTCCCCTGGAGGACCTCTTCAGTCAGCCACTCTTCATAGATGTGCTGGCAGAAGAGAGCAAAGTCATTTCGATCTCTACGAACTGTCTTCCAGTATTCGTTCTGTGCCGCCTTGCTGGCCGAATAGGAAGATGAGAAGAACTGGATGAGAATCTCATAGGGAATCTGCAGTCCCATGCCCACCAGGATCAGGGAGGACTTGATAAAGTCCCCGAATGCCGAATTCGGTCTGGCAGGATCAAAACTCTGAATCTCGTCTCCCGGCCTTCCCTGCAGAACCACACCAGGCTCCAGGGAATAGTCGGGAGCATCGGGATACGGAGTCTCCTGATTTCTCATGATCGGGGTCTTGCCGAGAATTGATCCGGCATCCCCCGAAGGAGTCTTGATGAATAACCCGAACAGGGAATTCACTTCACTTGCAGTGATCTCACTCTCGAAGTATCGGTCCAGTTTCTTGATGGTCTCGGTGACCGGGGAGAGAAACGGCTTGCCCCGGTACTCTTTCGGCCTGCGCGGGGTATAGCACAAAAAGGCATTGCGCCTTTTGCTCTTTGCCCCGATGAAGGGAACATATGCAGCCGAATTGTCTTCAAGCTGGTTTTCTGAAGGATGTACATACACCCCGACCGGCCTGCCGCTACTGTCAAGTTTCACCCCGTTCACCAGGGTTTTTGAATTGCTTTTCAGATGATCATTGCGGACCCGGTCAGCCTCGATGATATTGACTTTCAGCCCGTTCACGGTCCGATCCTCATGAGCCAGGGGCAAGGTGACCAGGACATCACCGCTGGTGAGTTTCGAGAGATACATGAGAAACTGGAGCTGGTTGAAGGTGAACTGCCCGTGGAAATCACAGTCAGTACTCTCTGCCCAGAGCTTCCATCGCTGTTTGATCTGGATCTGAAGCTGCTCGATCTGTTTCTTCGACAGCGGGACCACATTCTCCAGGATTGAAGGCTGCATCTTGAGCCCGGTTCCGATGGTATTTGAGGCATTGATATAGACTGAACCTGCCCCGATCGTGGTATAGGTCACAAGACTTCGGGAATAGCTCCGAAGCTGGGAGAGAGAATAATCGGAATCATCCCCGACCGGCATGGTATTCGACAGTCCGTACCGAGTCTTCCTACCGGTATAGCCCCCACCTCCGCCGTGAGCAAAGACATCGATTACAGCTTTTGCCTGGATGCGTTTAATACCAACAGAGGGGGAGATATAGGAGATGAGTTTATCGAGGGTTGAGATCCTAGAAGTTCGGTCTGACATGCAGAGGACCTCCCTTCCCTTCAAGTAGGTCAATCTCGTACTGCCAGAAGTGAATCACTTCCTTGATCTCAGCGATATTGGCTCTGGTAACACGCTGTCTGGAACCGTCTGCATGTGTGATCTCATATGAAGATCCACTGAGCATGACAGCATTCAAAGCGGAGATTGCCTGATCTCGGTACCCGATCATCTGATCTTTATCTAACATACCGCAATTGTAGTTAGGGCACCCTCAGGTCACAATGTCATGATTTTGATTATTGAAATGTTGAATAGATTTAAGCACTAAAGCCCCGTCCTGCATCAGGAAGGCGAATTCCCCCTTTTCTTTCCACATCCTCAGATATAAGAAAAGACTCTAATAGGTTACTCTATAAGCAATAGGGGTAATCGTTCCACAATAATCATGTTACGTTCACTAATTTTTTATTTTCGTTCTTGTTTATTGCTTATTTATATGAGATATTACTATTATCGTTCTTTACAAGACGAGGATTGTACCATATAATTTGAACAAGGTGGCAGAAGGTGAAGTATTCCATTGAAATTGGAAAGATCGTCGAAGGCGCATTAAATCACGACCAAACTAAAGTTATCAATTTCACAAAACAACTTATTAAAAAGCTTGAAACCGACAACGAGCAACGAGTAGCAAAAAAATTTTTAAATCTACTTGAATCAAAATCGAAAACAGCTCTTGTTGCAATGAGCAGCAAAAACGAAATCCAAATCCCTGTGGATTCAGAATCCAGAAATGCTCTCGCTGATATTATTTACCCTTCAGAAAATAACATTGAGGTAGTTCTATCTAGGAGGAACGAAAATAATTTGCAATCTTACATTAACAGCTACAAGAATGCAGATAAATTAAACTCGCTTGGTTTAGGGATTTCAAATACATTACTTCTTCATGGACCTCCAGGTTGTGGGAAAACGAAATGCGCTTACCTGATTGCAAAAGAAATAAATTTACCATTAGTGGTAGCTAGACTAGATAGCATAATTTCGTCTTATTTAGGAACGACAGCAAAAAACATAAGATCTCTCTTCGAATTCGCCCAGCAAACTCCTTGCGTCTTATTTCTTGATGAATTCGATGCAATAGCAAAAGCTAGGGATGATCACAATGAATTAGGAGAACTTAAGCGTGTCGTAAATAGCTTAATTCAGAACATCGATGCAATGAGTCCTGATAGCCTTCTTATAGCAGCCACAAATCATGAGAGTCTACTTGATACTGCTGTTTGGAGACGATTTGGATATAGTTTAAAAATTGAGATACCCGATTATGAAGCTACCTCCAAACTAATATCGTTGTTCCTTGGTGATCTTATTAAACTAAATGAGAAAGATAAATCCATCCTAACTCTCTTTTTCTCTGGACTGAGTGGAGCAACTATAGAAGAAGTCATTAAAAGATCATTAAGGGATTCGATTATCCACAATATTGAGCCTAACATTAGTATATTCTTCGATTCCATCTTTGATATAAAAAACACTCAGAAAGTTTCTGAAAATGATAACCGAGCTTTAACCACTTTAAAAGTTCAATATCTTAGAAACCTGAGCGATAAAATATTTAGTTACGCAGAAATAGCGAGAGTAATGAATATTTCCAAAACAACTGTCGCAAGGTTGTTAACTGAAGAAGGAGATGTAGATGGCTGAGAAAAATCTTCCTATATTAATGGTAATGCAGAAAAAAACTGATATAAGAAAAAATGATGGTCGTGGAGGGATTAAATTTTTTGGAGAAGTTACCACCGAGTTACAGGATACAATTGCTGAGAAATTCCAATCCATAAGTGAATTTTATAATGAAGTCTTTATGGAAAACGAACTCATTCCAGCTGTAGGGATGTTGAAAGTAAAAACTGAAGCAATCGCTAAGTCTCATAAACCAAATGACTTATGCAGAGCTTGCCCAATTATTGGCAGTAGAGACTTAGATGAGATTTATATAAAGGTAACAAAAAAAACAATTGAAGAGACAGTAGAGCTCATTAAGCATCCCCCATCAGAAAGATTCAAAGCTAATCTAACTGCAGTATCCGATATCAAACCTGTAACCAAAGAAGAGAAGATTTCTAAGAGATTGGCCCGGCTATCATCTTTGGAAGATTTAACGTCAATAAAAGAAAAAGTTAAAATAAAGATTTTTGATTTTGATGATCCATTCGATGATGAACAAATTCTCAATTATGTCATGCAGCAACTTGATGAATTCAATCTTGCTAATACTCATGAGGTCATCACCTTTGATGATAAGCTTAAATTCATAAAAGTGGGTGTTAAATCCTACACAGATATATTGAATATAGCCTCGATTAATGGAGTTAAAACCGTAGATATTATTGAAGAATATTCATTACCTTCAAATTCTACCACTGCAATTGATGTTGAAGCTATGCTAAATAGCGCTACAATAGAAAGTGATTCTCTGATAGGTATCATTGATGGAGGAGTAAGTGAATCAAACTCATTTATTCAACCATTTATTGAATCACGTGAAGAATATATTGCGGAAGAATATAGGAATCCAAACCATGCAACATTTATAGCATCAACAATACTATTCGGGAATCTATTAAATGAATTAGATTCAGCACCCCAAAAAGGATTCAAATTCATTGATGTAATTGCAATCCCCAATAGTGATAAAAGCTATGGGCGGGTCGATAGCATCGGTGAAATTGAATTGATGGAAATTATTGAGGAAGTAGTTGAAAAACATTGTGATAGAGTAAAAATTTGGAATCTATCTGTGGGCATTCCTGATATAGTTTGTGATAATTCTATGTCGGACCTTGGAATATTTCTTGATGAAATTCAAGAGAAGTTCCAAGTTCAGTTTTTCATTTCAAGTGGGAACCTAACTACAGCACCACTTAGAGCATGGCCTCCTCAAGCATCGATGGGAGAAAGAGATCGAATAATATCTCCGGCTGACTCTGTGCGAGCATTAACCGTGGGGTCTCTCGCTCTTAATGAGAATAAGTACTCAATTGTAAAACAAAATGAACCCTCTCCTTTCAGCCGAAGGGGACCAGGAGCAAATTATACAACAAAACCTGAAATTGTGGATTTTGGAGGGAATTTTGCTTCTTCTTCCTCTCATCAATTGGGACTAGGAGTAAAAGGATTAGACCCAGAAGGGAATATAGTGGAAGGAATAGGAACTAGTTATGCGAATCCACGAGCTCTTCAAAAATACGCATCCGTATACGACGAGATGCTTGATAAAGATTTGCTCTTAACAAAAGCAATGATAATTCATTCTTCAAGAATGTGGTCAAGAGATCTATTGGATGAGAACCTAGAAAATATTCATTATTATGGTTTTGGTAAACCGTCATTAAATCCTAATGATATAATGAGCTGCAGCAAAGATGAGATTACATTGATCTTTAAACAATCAGTTCCCCAAGGCTCCCATCTAGAAATGATGGATTTTCCATATCCGCCATCACTAATCCGTGATGGGAAGTATTTCGGTGATATAGGTATGACGCTTGTAGTTAATCCAATTCTAGATGATCGATTCGGAGGTGAATATTGTAGAACGAATGTAGATGTGAGCTTCGGAGTTTATAAGTATGGGGCAGAAGGGGACCCGGTAAAATACAAAGGACAAGTTCCCATGGAAGTTACATGGACTGAAAAATTTGAAACATCTCGAGTCGAGCATGGTTTCAAATGGAATCCTATTAAATCATATCATCGAAAAATCCAAAGGGGGATAGAATGCGGTGACGGGTGGAAAATCCGTA